AAGAAGGAAGAAAAGAATGAAGAAAAGAAGGAAGAAAAGAAGGAAGAAAAGAAGGAAGAAAAGAAGGAAGAAAAGAAGGAAGAAATTTTTTCTATAGATAATATCAAACAAAAAAATCTCAATATAGAGAATAAATCTTATTTGCAAAATTTAATAATAAATAATAGAAAAAAATTTGGTAGTAATGATTTGGAAATTAATGCAAATCATAATAAAATGAAAATAGTTATTGAAAATTTAAAAATAAAAGAGGAACAAATAAAAAAAAATACTGAATTAAAAGAAAAAGATTTTATTAGAGATTACGATGATAAATTGGATATAGATAAATTTAAAGAAATATTAAAGGACAAAATTGAATATTATAAGAATATAACAAAATATATTAAGAATGAAATACAACCATTATATGATATATTTATAAAAAATATAAAGGTTATAATAACAACAATTGATGAATTAAAAGATAATATAATATTAGATGATAAACATAACGGGAGTGAGATTTTATTTAGAAATAATAATTCCGAAAGATTAAAATTTTTAAAATATTTAGAAGATTTTTTAAAAGAATTAAATAAATTTACAGACCAACATAATATAAAATATAATAGTATAAATGATAAGTATAATATTTATAATGAAATATATTCTAAAATTTCAAAATTGGGAGATAAGTCAATCGGTTCTTCATCATCATATAGTGGGAGAAGTAGTTCAGATAAAATAGGGGAAATAATAGATAATTATAATAGTATAATAAGTAATAATACTATAAATAATAATATATCATTTGACGATTATGACATAAAAGAATATAGAGATATATATAAAAAATTATCACAAGAGTATTCTAAAATATTAGCAAATGTAAATAATAAAGTAAACAATAATATTTCAAATGAATTATTAAAAGACGCAATTAAAGTAAAATTTTCAAATAAAATAGAAAATGATGCATTATCTATTTATGATAAAATATGGAATAAATATGTTAAAAATATAAATAATAATGATAAATTAAAAGAGCAGACTGATGATGATTTTTATAATAGTATAATAAATTATGATTTAAATCCGGATGATGTATTAGATATAACAACGAGTGATAAGATAATATTTATAGTATTAATATTTATAATAAGACAGATATCATTAACAATAGTAAGAATATTTATAAATAATAATAAATTAACTTCATTAGTATGGGTATTAACAATATATTTAGTAATATATATATCTATATTGTCAATATTAACATTATTTATAAATTTAGATTCTTATAAATTTAGAATAATATTTAATTATTTAAATTTTCATATAAATTCAGGAGGAATGTTTTTACATATAATAAATATAATATTATTTATTTATTTAATATATTATTTTATATATAATATAGATAAGAGTGTAAGTGAAAAAAGAATTGGGAATGAATTAAGTGAAATAGAGAAGTTGCGTTTAATTTATAAATTAGAAATAATAACATTAATAATATTTTTATTTACATCAGTTATAGATTATTTAATGTAAATAATATTTAATAATAATTGAATATTGTTTATTACATAATAAAATTTTCGAATTTAAGAAATCATCAAGTTTAAGTTCTTTATTATCATAAATAATAATATCGTTATCTATTATTTTAATAATTTTTTTATAACAATAAGAACCATTATTTTTTTTTATATTAACCATATCATTAATATTATATATATTATTGAAATTATTTAAAATATCGCTTTCTATTTTAATTTTGAAAAGATTATAGTTATCATTATTAGATTCTATATTACTTGCTTCTAAAATTTTTAAATTATCATAACCTAAATTTAATTCTTTATTTAAAAAATCATAAAATATAATTAACCAATTATTACTTTCTAAATCTATTTTTTCAATATTATCAAAAGTTTTCCAAATATCCCAATTACCATTATTAATATAACAAGTGAATGTATAATAAATATTTTTTCTACCATCTGAAAATTTTGCTATAATATATGGTGTCAATTCTTTAACATATGATGGAAAACAAATTAAATCTGGAAAAAAGTTATTTAATTTAATATCAATATTCAAATTAAATTTAATATTATTACGTTGTGTATTTAAAGACCAATCTCTTGTTAAACTATTAATAACGAAGGATTTATAATTATTATTACTAATATTTGGTATATTAGGCATAGAGAAGGATATATTATTATTATCTTGTTGTGGTTTAGATTTTAGTTGTATAATATTATTATCACTATAATTATTTTTAAAATCATTAGAATAAACTGGTATAATATTTCTATTAAGTTCTAATTGTTTAATTTTGAATTCAAATAAATCATTATTCATAAGTTTATTATGAATAATAGGTATTTCAATATCATTATTATTTTCTTCATTATCAAAATTAATATCATTTAAATTATCATTTAAAGTATCATTAAAAGTATCATTTAAAGTATCATTTAAAGTATTATTTAAATTATCTTTATTATCTATATTATCTGTATTATCTGTATTAATTTTATTAATTTTAATATCATAAAATATTTTAACTTTACTTAAAGTAATATTATTTAATTCTTTCAAAGTTATATCATATCTTGTATTATATTCTTTTTTTATAGAATCCATTACATCATTTATTATTTCAAATAATTCTGTATCATCAATATTTAAATTAAATTTTTCTTTTAACATTTTATTACATCCAATGTGTAATAAATTCTTATTTCCTTTATTTATATAAAAATTCATATTAACACCTTTATTCATATTTTTATAAATAATATAATATTATATTATTTATATAATAATAAAAAAAATAAAACTATTATCTATTTTGCGGCAGCAGAGGCAGCAGCGGCAGCAGCAGCAGCAGCTGCAAGAGCATTTTGTTTATTAATACTCAATGGAAAATGATGAGCAATAAGTCGCTGTAGGATAAAATATGTTACTTTTTCACCATCCTTTACATTTAAAATAGATTTAAGTTTCTCATCTGGGAAAAATTCTCTACGATTTTCAGGGTTGTTAAGATTTTTTTCCTTAACATAAGAATTGATATGTCTTGTAATATCAGTACGAGATTTTTCCGAACCAGATGGGATACCTACAAATTTACATAAATCATCTGAAATTTTACAGGGTTTAGCAAAACCAGAAGGTGATTTTTTAGCATTTTCGCGTTTCTTTTGAACCTTCGCAATTACTTTCTTTTGCTTGTCATATTCTTTAACAAGAAGTTTTAAAGTTTGCTGAATAGATTTAAATTCAAGCTGAACTGCAGAAATCTTATCAGTTAATTCATTAATTAGTGAATCACCTAAACTTTTGTCGTCAACCGACATAGTATTTGCAACATCGTCTACTTTACTTTCTACGACAGCTTCAACATCGTCTACTTTCTTTTTTTCAACAACTTTTTTTTCAACAACATTTTTTTTAACAACTTCTTCTGTAGTTTTTACAGGTGCGCTTTTAACAAGTGGGGTAGTTTTTTTCGGGGCCATTTATTCCTTATGGATATATATCGTATAATATCCTTATATCATTTTTTTAACAAAGTAAGTATTCTTATCATATCACTTTTATCTTTATTATTAATAGTATTCCATTTTTTTAAATCTATACTATTATATTTAATTTTAATTATAAGGGACCCTTCATTAATTCCTTTTTCATTTATTTCAAAGTATTCTTTGCTAAATGGTGGTATATTAATATCAATAAGATTATCATCAATATATATAATTTTGTTATTATATCCGTTTATAAAATCTATTAAATCTAAATCTATATTTGTTATTAAATTAATTTTATTATTATTTAAAATTACATGTTCATAATTTTTATAATATTTAAATTCTAATTTAATAATAATTTTATGCTCTACATTATCATCATCAATATATATTTTAGTAATATTAGGATAAGATTCTCCACAATATATATCAATAAATATAAACTCGTCAACACCTTTTAATATTAATCTTAATTTTTTTTTTAAATTATTTATTACTTCATTATAAGATACATATAATTTAATATTATGTATAATATTATTATCATTATCTTTTGGAAAATAATATGATTTTGGTCTTATTTTAGAATTAATAAATACGGATGCAACATCTTTAAATATATTTCTTGTTTCTGTTGAATTTTCAATTATACTTGACCATATATCTTTCCAGCTATTAATATTAAAATCTTCTTCTTTAAAATCATAATTATCATATGTAACATTATTATTTTTAATTAGTTCATTATACGCATCGGTAGCTTCTATAAATTTATTTTTATATTCAAGTATAGTAACATTATCTTTAATATTATTTAATTTATCAGGATGATATTTTAATGCAATTTGTTTATAACTTTTTTTAATTTCATCCGTTGTAGCATTATTATTTAATCCTAAAATTATATATGGATTCTTATTATAATACATATTATATTACACCTATAAATATTTTTTATATATTATTTTAAAATTATGAAAAAAATAGTTATAAATAAAAATAATAAAAATATATCATATTGGAATATATTTAGATCTAATTTTTCTAATATAATATATAATAATGAAAATTATAATTCAATTGCAAAATTTATAGTTAAATCAAATAATAATATATTGTTATATGGAATAAATGGATTTCCAATTGAATTGTTTATAGATGAAATTGTTAAAACAAAATACAATTTGAAATATTTATATAAATCTGAATGTTATTGGAATAAAACAATAATATATTTACAAAATCAATATTTTTTTGAAATTGATTTACTAAATCCATCTATACCAAAAGATTTTAGTTTTTTAAAAGAGCTTATTTTACATATTGTAAATTTTAAAAATATTTCTAATTATAAACATTTAATAATATTAAAACATATTGATGTGTTAAAAGATTATTTTTCTATATTTAAAATATTATTGGAAAATTATTCACATAATGCATTTTTTATTTGTACTACTAATAAGATATCTTGTATTGAACAACCGATAATAAGTCGTTTTACTTGTATGAGAATACCTTTATTTATTCATACAGATATTATAAATATTTTTAATGAATATTTTGACAAACCATTAAATAATTTTTTAATTGAAGAAAAAACAAGAAATATTATATTTTCTATATTTATTGCAGATATAGAAAATAAAGAACCTCATCTTATTACAAAAGAATTTTGTTCATTTAATTATCCACCATTATATGATTTTATTAAAAAATATAATAAGAAATCTTATAATATTGATTCTATACGTTCAATATCTTATAAATGTTTTCAATATAATATTAAAATATCTAAAATATTATGTGATATACTTAAAACAACAAATAATAAAAATAAAATGAAATTAACAGAAATTGCTGCAAATTTAGATTATATATTGTCTTTAACTAACAAAGGAAGAGAAGCTATATATATAGAATCTTTATTATGTCAATTATTATTATAATTTAATATTACTCTTTAAATAACATATATATGATTTATATTCACTTGAATTATTATATTTTTCATGCTTAATTAATGAAAAATTTTTATATATTTTTTCAATATCAATAAATATATTACATTTAATATCTTTATTAAAACATAATATTGATAAATATATTTTATCAATATTATGTAAATTATTATTTAAACAATAATCATATATAGTTGCACCACCAATTATAAATATTTTATCAATTTTATTATTATTATTACAATATTTTATTGCTTCTTTTATATCATTATATATAATTATATCACTTTCCAAATTAAATTTATTATATTCTTTATTATTTGTAATTATTATATTGATTCTATTTGGTAATTTTTTTTTTGGTAATGATTCATATGTTTTACGACCCATTATTATTGCATTCGTTTTATCTACATCACATTCAGTTGTTATATTTTTAAATTTTTTCAAATCATCTTTTATATACCATGGTATTTTATTATTATATCCTATTCCTCCATCAAATGTAGTTGCTACAATTAAAGATAATTCTTTTATACTCATATAATAATAATAATACTATTATTAATATATTTATATGAAATTATAAATATAAAGAATGAAGTTTTTCCTTGGATATTGATAAATTATTTTTTATATCATTTGCACAATATTTATTAAAAAATTCAATTGATACATTATATGGAAAAATTATATTATTATTATCTATTTTAACATATCTCATCATATTTATCCAAGATATTATATTATTTAAACTTCTCTTCAAATTTCTAACACCTTTTTCTTCATTACTTGTTTTTTCAATAATATAATTTAAAATATCATCTTTAAATATAATATCACTTTCTTGAATATTATATTCTACAATTATTTCTTTTATTAAATGATTTTTTGCAATTATTAATTTTTCTTTTTGACTATAACCATCTACATTTATTTTAATCATTCTATCTTTTAAAATATTACTAATTTGTTCTTCGTCATTATATGTAAAAATCATTATAGATTTTGATAGATTTAAATCTATTTCTTGAAAATATTTATCAGTATATTTATCATTCTGTATTGGGTCTGTCAAATGTATTAAAGAATTCACAATTTCTTCACCTCTGCTTGTCGTTGATATTTTATCCAATTCGTCAAATAGAAATACAGGATTCATTATACGAGATTTTATTAAACAATCTACGATTTTACCATGTGTAGAACCTTCGTATGTATAATTAAATCCATTTAAATACGAAGAATCTTCTATTCCACCCAATGATATAAATGCTAAAGGAAAATCCATCGCTTTACATAAACATTCTTTTACTAATTTTGTTTTTCCTACACCAGGTGGACCTTTTATACCAATTACATACCCAGAACCATTTTTATTACTAATCCATTGTGCTAATATTCTAATAATTTGTTCTTTTGTTTCTTTATGACCATATATAGACAAATCGATATTTTTTTTAACTTTTTCTAAATAATTTGATATATCTAATACAGAATCTTTAGAATTTATTGGTATATTTTTATAATTACCAATTGGTATTTTATATAAAGTTTCAATCCAATTATTTAATTTACTATAACAACCAGAAGATGTATTCATTTTATTTAATTGTTCAATATTATATAATATTATGTTTTTAATAGTGTCTGATATATTATATTTTAAAAAATTAAATCTAATAGGTATTTGTTTAGTAGTTGTTAATTCATTTTTTTCTAAATTTTTTTCAATATTATATATTTCATTTTTAGAATCAATATCTAAATTATTAAAATAATTATATTCTGAATTTGAATATTTTTTTGTAATATCTTTATATTTTTTTTTTAAATTATTTATTTTTTCTTTTTTTAAATCTTTTTTTTCATTAACTTCTTCTTCTTCTTCTTCTTCTTCTTCTTCTTCTTCAATATAATTTTCACTATTTCTTTTTCTTTTGAGATTTTTAACTATAAATATTATATTTGGTATTTTCACTTCAGATTCATCCGATTCGTCAGATTCATTAGATTCATTAGATTCGTCAGATTCTTCTTCGTATTCTTCTTCAGATTCTTCTTCAGATTCTTCTTCAGATTCTTCTTCATATTCTTCATCAGATTCATCAGATTCATCAGATTCATCAGATTCATCAGATTCGTCAGATTCGTGAGATTCATCAGATTCATTATTTAATTCTTCACAATCAATTATTACATTTTCTTTATTTTCAGTATTTATATTGTCTTCATTGTTTAATATAATATTATTTATATTACTATTGTTTTTTTTTTTCATATTGCGAGTTTTCATATTAGTAGTTATATCACTAATATAATATTTATATCATTTTTTTTATTAAATCATTACCTGGTTTATTCCAATATTTTTTAGTAGCTTTTGTTCTTGTAGGAAATACAATTTTAATAGTATATATAAAAATATTTATAATTATACATAATAATCCTAAAATCATAATTAAATTATAGTTTTTAGGTAATAAATTAATTAATAATATTATAACAATAATTATAATATACATAATAATTATCATATTTATAAAAGCAGATTGATTAATTAATTTATGTATAAATAATTGATTTATATTTTTATTATAATTATCTTTATATTTATATTCTTCGTCATAGCGCTTATAAATTTTTTTCTCTTTATCTAATACTTTATCTATTTTATTATATATATTATTTGCTCTTTCCAATTCTATGGTATCTATTAGTTTATTAAAAAGAATAAATTTAATATTTAAATATCTTAATACATCATTTCTAATATCATGTATAATATCTACCATATTATCTTCTTCGCTAATTCCATTAGATAATTTTTGACTAATTGTTTTACAATTATCTATATTATTTGTATTAATATAATTTTTATGTTGCCATAATATTTTTAAAGTATCTTGTTCTGTAAAATATTCAATAAATATTCTTGTATAATAATTATAAATAGCCATAATAATTAAAATACAAATAAATACAATATAGTATATATTTTGTTTATTATTATCAATATTTAATAATTTTAACATAATAATAAATATAGTTATTATAAAAAATATTATTAAATATACATTTCTTTTATTTAAAACAGATTTTAATTGTATTTTATATTTATTAAATTTACTATTAGTATCCTTTAATTTATTTCTATTTTTTTCAATATTATAATTATAATATTTTAATTTATTAATATTATTATTATAATCGTTATTTATATAAGTTGAATCCTTTGCCAATATATTAAAACTATAGTTTTTGCCAATATTTATACTATTACATAATGATTCGTTCAATTCAAATGTCAATTCTCTTATCCAATAATATAATTGGTCTTCATTTTTATCAGTTCTATATTTTATATTTGTTATATTATATCTTTTACCATCAAATTCAATTATAAATTTATCTTCAAATTTTTCATAATATGTTGTTTTTTTATTATTTATTTTTAAATCTTCTACATTATCAATTGGATAATCATATTTTCGTATTTTCAATTCATTAGAATCGTGATCATTATTTAATTCGATTGTTATATATGGGCAATTATTTTTTGTACATTTAGCATTATTTATACTATAATTATTTAGATAATTATCAATAAAATTATAACCAGTTAATGATTTTAAATTAATATTAATTTTATCAATTTCATTTATAGTATTATATATATTATCACATCCATTATTTTTATAATCTTCTATTTTGTTATTTAATATTAACTTTTCAGTATTTATATAAAAATCTTTCAATATATCTATTATTTTAAAATATATATATAATGTTATAATATTTCTATTAAAATTATATTCCTTTACATTTAAAAATGTAAAAATATATAATTCAATTATTTTAAAACTATTTATTTCATTATATTCTTCATCCTCTAATATTGATTCTATATTTGAATGTTCTTTAAATTTTGTTATATCAATTAATTTATTATCATCAATTTCTTGAGATATATATAATATTAATTTTTTATTATTTATATCTAACTCATAATATGATTCGTTATAATAATTACGAGACTTTCTATTTTCATCTAAATTATATCTTAATTCTATATGTGTTATCAATTTATTCAAAATATCGTAATAATTTTTATTATCTCTTGCAAATATTATTAAATTTTCAATTATTTCAATTAATATTTTAGTTATTTTAATATATGGTTCCAATTTATAATTTTCAATATATTTAGTATCATGTTTTTTTTTACTATAAAATAAAAAATAATTTGATTCTATTTTTAAGTCAAATATTAATTTTATAAATAAATGATATTTTATATCATATTTTTCAGTATCATAATCATACAAATTTTCATTTAATAATTCATTTTCATATAATTTGTCAATATAATTATAAAAATTAATATTATCTTTAATATTATAATTGAAAAAATAGCTTAAATTTTGACCTAATATTTTTTTATTATTTATAAAAGCATTAATTGATTTATCACTATTTTTTATTTGGATTTCTTCAGATTCTTCTATTATTTCTTCTTCAGTATTCTCAATATTATTTAATTCATATATATTTAATATTATTATACCAGTACCACCATTTCCACCATTTGAACCTATACCACCTCCTCCTCCACCAGAACCTGTATTATTTATACCATCTCCACCCAATGCATTTATCTTATTATATATATCATCTTTTATTAATCCAATATCATAATTATTACCAGCATTTAAAGTAGAATCATCACCATAATAATATTTAGCTCTTTTACTTTTATTATCCTCTATATAATTATCATATGTATAACCACCACTACCACCACCACCTTTACCACCATTTCCAGCTTTTTCATTAAATGACCCACCACCTCCACCTGCTCCCCAAAAATGTAGAGATTGTTTTTTAGAAGAATCATTACTGAACCATTTATTTGATATTTTATTACATACAGGTGGTTCATTATGAGAAATTATAGGACAATAAAAATTTT